TTGTAATATCTTTAGTCAATGGATTATTAGCATCCACCGTACCAAAGTTATCAGCGCTCTTAACCGCTAAGAGTTTAGTACAATCTGCTCTACCTAGACTTATATTCTTAACATTAACTGTTCCAGAAGTGACGAGATCGATATAATCTACATGTAGGCTTTGCCCGATTGGTTCTCCTTGCTGTTTTCTAATGGTACTGAGTACTGTATATGCAGTAGAAATTACCAGACCTGTGATGTCAATATCTTTATTACCATTACTTCTTGTTATGGTGTAGCCTGTCGCAATATCACCAGAAGTCGTCTCTATTATAGTATAATTTGACGGGGTGATTGGAGCAAAAGTTTCATTGGAAGAAGGCGGAAGTGTATAGTTTAATGTTGTTCCTGTACCGGTGCTCTGACTATCTAATCGTCTAGTCATGTAGTATGATGTAGCACTGCTACCAGTTGGGCTAAGACTCTTAATAAAGTTATTAGGAGCTTTATATACTGCAGAATTCGAACCACCTTTAATATCACTTCTAACTAATGAATATGCTGAGGTGACAATAGCATTGGCCAGCGGACTAGATGTTGTGATACTAGTACCATCAGCTGAAATACTACCTACTTTATATTTATTGAGACCCCCATCGCTTGTAATATAATCCCCAGCTTTAAGCTCATTCTTAAAAAGAGCACCAACGCTAGTGATAACACTAGATCCTTGAGTTCCGGATATAGCACCGCTCAGTTTGAGAAAGGATTGTGTTATATTGGCAGTAAATGGAACACTACCTAGACCACTTGTTGAATGTATACATTTCCCATTTCTGGAATATTCTAAGGCAGTATCGCCAATTATAATATCATGAATATAGATCCTATATAGATCTACCCCATCATTATGCTCTTCTACCCATCTACCTTTAGCTGTACCTATCTTGGTTCCGCGGGTAGTACCTTGTTGATAATTAATGGTCTCAGCAAATTCATCATAAATTTCTAAATCGATAAAGTCAGTACCAATCTGACCCGGTAGAGTAGTAGGATCCTCAACTAAGATGTATTGTGGTGTTGGGATTGGTATAATAGCATCTTCCTTTACCTCAAAGTCTCGGGCCTTAGTATTTTTTAGACGAATTACAACATCCTTTTGTGTGTAGGAGTAACCCTCTACTACACCAATACCATCTGATACTTCTACTAAATATGTATCTTCCCGTCCCTCATATGAGCCGTCCTCTGTTATTGCTGGGTAAGCCCCATTATTGAGATAGACAGATTTTACAAATTGCCACGTAACCCCGCCATCGGAGAAAGTGTCATAGTCAGTAGCAAAGGTTGGTTTACTCGAGGCGCTTGTACCTGGTGCTGTACATTCATAGGTATATGTTTTATTTGTAGTAACATCAGTCTCTCTGATGATATCACCTATAATATAATCTCGGTCTCCCACCCAATTTTCAATAAAATTATTTCTATCTTCTTTGAAATTAATTTTAAAATCTTTAGCAACATAATTACCACTCTCATCATAAGTTCTTTTCGCCAATTCGTGCTCTATTTCACTATAATTTGGGGTATCTTGCATTAACCTGGAGGTACCGCCTTCAATTCTATAGAGTTCAATATATCTACTTTTTGTACCTTCATCATTAAATGGATATTTTATGAAAGTTGCATCGATCGAATATCTATGAGCTCCTGGTGCTGCGTAATTTGGGGTACCTGTGGCATTATCGTTTAGAGTAAAATCCTCGGCAGAAGTTGTTATACTATGTTCCCATTTTATACCACACGTGAATGCCGGAATGGAGTCATATCTATTTAATATTAAGTTAGTCTGCTTGACTTTAACAAAGAATCCTGATATATAGTATATACTATTTGACACAGTTAACATAGAGCCAAGACCAATTGGTATGTTCCCTGCAGTAGACCCTTGAATAGTCACGCTAAGCGTTCCACCGACCTCCGTTAGTGTCTCTCCTGCGGCAAATACCTTTTCACCGGAGACTCCGGCTCTAGTATATCTGACATATAATACTTCATCCGGTTCACTTGTAGTACTCTCTTCCGTATGAACAATGTTGGCTTCGACGCCCGCACTATTTTTAAAAGATTTACCCTCCAGGGTAGATAGTGTTATACCTGATGTATCTATTTTGACATAATCTGTTCTAGGAGCATAGTGAAGTTTACCTCCAACGACTGGTGATCCCTCTTTGAATAGGTGTTTCCCTATAGAGTTAACTTGTCCCTGTAAAATAGTTTGTATTTGGGTTAATTCTCGAGCTTGTACAGCAGTACCGGGTCGGAATAATATTCTTAAATAATCATTTAGTTCATCATAATCATCGAAGTAAGGATCAGTATTAAAATTATAAGACATGTTATCTCTCTTTTTTTATATAGGGAACGAAGTAATCGTTCTTAAGTGTATTTATCTAGTACTTAGAAGGATATAAAAGTTTTAAATTTGGCACCCTGATTACCAGCTCCAGATCCTGTGATCGAGAATGGAATTCTATTTTCTGCTAATATTATATCACCAGAATTTGGGTCAATCGTAGGTATACCCAATATAGAGGTGACTGTTAATCCAACTAAACCAGTAGGATTCTCACCATTTGGATCATCTAAAAATAATGCATTTGCTGGTACACTATTGTGCGAAACTGGGAGTAATAATACTTTATAGCTAGCAGGATCACTATCATCATATGATGTGACAATAAATCTATCCCCATTGGATGCATATAACGTGCTATTTAAGACAGTTGCTGCAGCTACACCAGATGCTTGAATGAGATAGCAGGTTGTACCTCTTACATCAAAAAACTTAGAGGGATTTGGCTCTGCTGTGGTTGGGGATTGATTAATACCTTTGATAACTCCTACTTGACCATAACTATTCCTCACTGTAATACTATGATTAATAGTATTACCCACTGTACTCTGAGGGTCTATATAATCCATATGATCATCATCTAGAGAATTAAACATACATAATGTTGATGCCTCTAATTCCCTTGGCAGATCACTACCATGCCCGCCTCTTGGTGACAGAATTGGTCTCAATATGGCGCCAGATCCTTTCTCTATATCAATGCTCGAATCCTGTACTTCTAAAGATATGTAGGTATAGTCAGTCCCATAATTGCTTATAATAACATCTACTATGACCCCTGCTACAATAGTCAAGGAAGCGGCAAATCCTGAACCATCCCCCGTGGCTACTATGCTAACGTTCCCTGGATTAATATAATCGCTTCCACCATTTTCGATCACGATGGTTGATAATGATCCTGGAACTGCATCGAGCTCTACTTGACCTTGATTTGTATCTAAACTACCATAATCTGTAATGTGAATGTCACATAGGAATCCTGTTCCTGTATTCGATACTATAGTGAGTACTGCATCAGTATAACCATAACCACCATTTGTCAATGTTATACCAGTAACTGCTCCATTTCCATCAACAGTAAATTCTGCTTCAGCATTTGCTCCATCCCCTGTAATAGTAAGGGTATCAGTAGGATGTGGCACATAGCCAGACCCGGGTGATCTAATAGAAATGTTTTCATTTAGTATAGTACCACCAGAATAATATTCATTATGTATTTTTCTAGTTATTGGTATCATACCACTTCCAGAGAATTTATTAATAAATCCTAATGGTATATCCGCCATATATTTCCAAACATAGCCTTCTGGCGTATCAAAATAATCAGTATGGGTTTCTACAGGTTTTGTTGTAGCGAGAGCACCATTATTATTATTAATGCATTTATAGATTCTATTCTCTGGGGTAATACAGTAGAATTTTTTCCCGGTCATATCGACAGTGTCATCATACATGTCGAAATGTCTATTTTGATCTGTATAATCTGACCATTGATTATTTGGAATGGTAAAAGCTACATCACCTATATTAACTTTTTTAGTTGAAACGATATTATCTCTAAGATCATATTCTTCTTTTAAAGTTAAGCCATATTCAGGAATATTATCTAAATCTGACCATGGTAGGTTTTTAGCAAGGAAATAGCTATAGAGTCCTGTATTGGTCGCTATATCATCATATAGCGATTTAGCTATATTATAATGAAATTGAGATGTTATTTTAGCAGTTGACATAGTAATGTAGTTATCGTTAAGATATTGTAATTGTCCAATTGATTGACATTGAGTCGCTTGATCCAATAGTTATGAGACCAAAGGTCGTTCTACATAACATGATACCACCTGAACTTGCATTAAATATCCCAGCCTCTCTTATAGAACCAGTAGTTTCACCAACATTATATGAGGCGGCATACTCAACTGTATTATCAAGACTATTACTTGAAGCAGTAGCTCTAAATATTTCGCTTTCTAGAGTTGTATCTGACAGTGTGTGGGCAGTAGTTCCAGATCCTGTAGCTATGTGTGTCATAGTATCAGAGGTTCCTCCTATTACGCTAGCTATCCAATCTCTTCCAGTCTCAACGACTAAATTTGGGATTATAAGGGATTTAGTTTCCTTAGTTTTTGTATTGGTGACCTTAATATTAACTTCACCTGTTATCTTTAAATTCTCTTTATTTTTCATTTACAATTCTCTTGAGTCAGTATAAGCATCTGTTTTTACACTGGGTTGATAGAAATAATCTACAGCATATGGGTTAATATCAATATAAGTTTGGGCATCAGTAATAGTAATACTTGATGAATCCTCTACATCTTTATTTATAGTAAGACCTACTTCATCATTTAAAGTTACTGCATCAGGGGGTAAAATTTTATTGATAAGAGCAGTTAAATTGTCAAGGGTGAGGATATTTTCACCAAAGACTTTGGTAAATTCAGCTTTTATTATTCGAATAGCTTCAGATATACTTAAGTTGTTGGAAATAACTAATTCATTGAATGCAACCAATCCAGCAGGATGTATAGCATTTTTTATTATAGGATCGTAGGCAGTTGAGACTACATTACTTCGTATTGCATATGAGTATTTTTGATAATAGTCATTTTGAAGATAATTTGAATCAGATAAAAATCCCTCAGAACCTTCATATTGTCCTGTATATGTAATTTCCGCGTCACTACCAATCTTACCACTAAAATTTGTACCTACTATAACAACGTCTTCGGCTTTATATATATCCTCAATGACATTGCTATAATACATTTGGAACTCAGTCGCACTTAATCTTACAACTTTATATACCCGAATAGACCTAGAGGATCCAACAATTTGATTATTTAATGTAACAGCACCACCTATCATAGTAAGCGGATCACCAGTTAATATTACTCCTTTGATAGAGTGTCTTCCAATCCATTTACCATCTGATACCCTTAATATATCTCGTGAAGGATAATATATCTCCACATACTCATCAAATAGGAGTGAAAATATAGTTTTAAATGAATCCTCTGTACCCTTTGCTGTATATAGATCCTTTATATTTTTTATTAAGTTTTGGACGTCAACCTTGCTATTAAGA